CGGTGATAATCCTCAATGTATTATTACAACTACTCCCCGGCCTACAAAAATAATCAAGGAACTTGCTAAAGATAAACACACTCATGTTACTCATGGCACGAGCTATGAAAACCGTGAGAATCTTGCTGCTGCTTTCTATGATGAAATTATTAAAATGTATGAAGGTACAAGGATAGGTAGGCAAGAGTTAAATGCAGAAATACTTGAAGATGTCGAAGGAGCTTTATGGACAAACAAATTAATAGAATTAAGTCATATACCAGGAATTCCCAAAGAATTTAAACGAATAGGCATTGCTGTTGATCCGGCGGTAACTAGCAATCCGGATTCTGATGAAACAGGCATTATAATCGGAGGATTGGGGATTGATAATAAAGCTTATATTTTAGATGATTTCACAGGAATATACACCCCACGGCAATGGGCAGAACGTACTATTTACAATTATCAAAAATATAACGCTGATAAAGTTATTGCAGAAGTAAATCAGGGTGGTGATCTTGTAAGAACTAACTTACAGATAATTGATAAAAATATAGAACCTCTTATGATAAGGGCTTATCGTGGGAAAGCATTAAGGGCTGAACCTATTGTAGGTTTGTATGAGCAAGGGAGAGTAAAGCATGTTGGAAGTCTGCCAAAGCTTGAGGATGAAATGACAGGATGGGATGCAAAGGGAGGAAGTAAATCACCTAACAGGATAGATGCTCTTGTATATCTTGTGTGTTATCTTATGGATTTGGATCCTAATACAGGTAAAAATAATTATTCTTTTATATGAGACTACAATGGCCAATATCGTTCAGTAAGCAAATTGACAGGGAAGTTCAGTTTAACGTGACAAATGAGAATGAACTGTTGAGAGCTTTGTTTAAATGGGTAACGCAAGGATTTCCACTTTCCGGTGATGATAAAAAGGCATTAATAGAAGCAGGATTTATGGGTAATGCCAATGTGTTTGGCATCATAAGTAAAATACTTGTTTTAGCGAAAGAAATACCGGTAAAGCTTTATGACAAACAGCCAAACGGAGATTTGGAAGAAGTAACAGGAAATGAACCTTTACTTAAATTACTCGAAAGACCGAATCAATTTCAATCCTGGAGATCATTTATTGAAGAACTTTATATGTTTTATCTCACAACCGGCGATGCTATGGCTTATTTTCGTCCTTTTGATTCAGGTAATGATAAAGGAAAGATAGATAAAAACGGGTTAATAATAATGCCTTCTCAATATGTAAAAGCTATTTCCGGTGGGTGGAAAAGACCTATTGATCATTATATACTTGATATGGACAATGAAGAAGAACTTTATCCTGAAAATGTTATTCACATAAAAACCCCTAATCCTGAATATGCAGGCGGCAAACAACTTATGGGTTTATCACCTTTAAAAGTAGCTGCTAAGAAAATAAATATGTTAAATGCTTCGGATTCATTTGTTACTAAAAACTATCAACGCGGGCTACCTCCGGGAATATTGACTATGCTTGATAAAACAGGAGATTCAGGGAAAAAAGAAAAAGTAGAACTTGACAGGATGTGGACAAAGAAATATTCAAGTGAATCAGGAAGCAATAAAGGAGGTAAGCCGATTATAGGGACCGGCAATATGCAATGGACTAAAATGGGATTTGATACATTCCGGGATTTGATGATATTAGAAATGAACCAGGAAGGGGCACGCGCATTATGTACTATTTATGGAGTATCATCACGTTATTTCGCCAATGATACAGTAGGAGTAACATATAATAATTTCCGTGAAGATAAAGCTGCTGCATATACCGCCAGGATCATACCGGATTTGAATGATATATGTGAAGAGATTACCTGGAGGATAGCTAAAAAATATAAAGAATCTTATGTTGTTAAAATAGATACAAGCGATATTGATGAATTACAGGAAAATAAGAAAGATAAAGCTGTCTGGCTTGGAATGGGAGTGAACAACAGAAGTTTCTCACGCAATGAGTTTAGGATAGGACTTGGATCGGATGCACGTGAAGAAGAAGAGTTTGACGATCCTAATCAGAATAGTTTATTCTATATGCCTCCTGATGAACCGACTGATGACCAGGTGGATAAATATTTAAAGTCCATCAAAACAAATATCTATGACGAAGATTGAAGAAATAGAAATACAAAGAGCAGCATTTTACCGTAAGTATTATAAATTAATGCGAAGGGCAATTATGAATCAGATGAAAGCTGTATCTGAAAAAATTCTTGAAAGTTCAATCGAAGAAGCTTATAAGGCTATTGATGTATTGATTAAGAAAGACGTAATAAAAGAAGTATTTTATAATTTATGGAAAACTGTTGGTGTATGGTTTGCTATGAAAGAATTCAGAACAATAAATAATAAAAAATCAATGTCTCTGAAAGAAGGAGAAGAGCAACTTTATACTGATATTTGGGAGGGAGAGATGTTAAAATATGCAGAGTTCGAGGCAGGATACAGAATTGTTTCAATAACAAATACGTCAAAAAAAGTTGTTCGTGGGTTAATGAGCCAGCTTATGAAAGATGTAGCTGAGCAGGGAATAGGAATAAATGAAGCTGCAAGATGGTTATATAATAGTCTTAATAAAGGAATTAGCAAATATGCTTTCTACGGAGCAAAGCGTATAGCTATGACTGAAATACTTGGAGCAAGCAACAGAGGATCATGGCAGGGCGCTAAATCGACAGGAATGCCTATGATGAAGAACTGGCTTGTAAGTCCGGGAATATCTAAAAAAGACCGCCATGTTCTTTATCCTGAGTTGACAAATGGGCAGAAAGTAGATCGTGATGCTCCTTTTAAAGTCGGAGGATATGATCTTATGTATCCCGGTGATCCGGGAGGCCCACTTGAAGAAATAATTAACTGCAAATGCGGAGTTGAATATATACCGATATGAAAAAATTAAATACAGAAAAAAAAGAGATTAAGAATCTCGACAAAATACTTTCTGAGTATCGTTCAGAAGGTGATTTAATTCTTATTGTACGTACTATGCGAAATGTAGACATTGATTTAAGCCAGGAGATTGATCAGTTTATAAAATCAATGCGTGATAAAATCAAGGATATTTTAACGCCTAAAAAAGAAGAAGATGTACAAAAGTCTGAGTAAAGAAATAAAGGATATTGACGAAAAGCAGGGAATAGTAAAATTCTATGCCAATGCCTTTAATAATATAGATACAGATCAGGATGTATCTCTTCCGGGTTCATTTACAAAAACACTGAAAGAAAATCTTGGCCGTATGCGATGGTTTTTAAATCACGGATGGGGAAATGATTATGCTTTGCTTGGAGTTCCTTTTATTGATGGAGGTATTCAGGATGATTTCGGGCTTTTGGCTACCAATAAATTTAATTTCGGAGGTACTGATCTAAATGCAAAACGCATAGCGAGAAATACATTTGAGGATTATAAAATTTATGCTGAATTCGGCCGCACAATAGAACATTCGATAGGTGTTGATGCTGTAAAAGTTGATAGGGAAGAAGAAGAGAACGGGATGAAAATAAGATATGTCGCTGAATGGAAGTGTTGGGAAATATCTACATTAACAACCTGGGGATCAAATGACAGGGCGCAATTTGTAGAATTGAAGGATTTACGTGAGTTGGATTCTACTTTTAAGTTACTTGAACGCATGCTGAAAGGTAAATATACAGACGACAGATTGGAGAAAATTGAAGATACAATGAATATACTAAAAGCACTCACAAAAGAGCCGCTAATAGACACTCATGAAGATGAGCCGTCGGGCAGCACTCAGAATGATGAGCCGCTTTTGAAGTTGATAAATGATAATTTAAAACTATTGAATTATGGCAGAAGTTGAAGGAAAGCTTAAAGCCGAAGAGATATTAGCGGAAGCGAATAAAGGGCTTAAAGCTTTGGAAGATAAGCTTAGTTCAAAAGTTGATGTTGAAACTCTCGAAGAGATGAAAACAAAGCAGGATGAAATTCTTGCTGATATTCAGAAATTTGCCCACGTGGGCGATAAAGACATTATTGAATATGTCAAAGCTCTTCAGGAACAAAACAACAACCTTGAAACTAAGGTAAAAGATTTGCTTGAAGGTAAAGGAGTGAAGGAAAAATCACAGGCTCAGGAAATCAAAGAGGCACTCACTACTGACAAGTACAAATCTATTGCAAAACACAAGGGATTACCGGACGATATGAAGAGTTATAGCTTCGACGTGAAAGTCGATGATATGACTTCCGCTAATTCTTTGACCGAAACTAACGACCAGATACCACAGACACAGAGGTTGCCTGGTGATATTATCGCACCCCGCAGGCCTACTTTGCTGTATGATTTATTTCCGAAAGCTGTTGCAACGAGTGATATTATTACCTGGGTAGAGCTTACAAGTGAAACTCAGGGAGCAGCAGCAACCACTGAAGGAAATGAATTTGGTCAGTCTGATGCCGATTGGACATCGTACAAACAGGGAGTTGAAAAGATTACGAATTATGTCAAAGTTTCAAGAGAAATGCTTGAAGATATTGACTTTGTTCAAAGTCGTATCAACGAACTTATAGGATACCATTTGGCAGATACGCGCGAAACGGAATTACTTTCCGGGAACGGTTCAAGTCCGCATTTGAAAGGAATTACAAATCACACCAAAACTGTTAGCCTGGATGATTACGAAGGCACGACAGCAGCTAACATTTACGATGTATTGCTTGCTATTGTAACGCA